ATTCCAATCAGTTGCTATTACTACAGGTGCAACTTTAACATTTTCTAATGGTGCTTTATCAAATGGTAAAAACCAAGTATTAAAATTAGTTGGAACAATCGGAGGAGCAGTTAACGTTGTTGTTCCAGATTCTGTTGAAAAAACTTATATCATCGACAATGCTACAACAGGTGCTTATACAGTAACTGTTAAAACTTCTTCTGGAACTGGTGTCACTTGGGCAGCTGCTGACAAAGGAACTAAAATGGTTTACTCTGACGGTACTAACGTTGTTGATACAGCATTTACAGATTTATCATCAGACTTCTCGCCACAACTTTCAGCAGACTTAGATACTAACGCGCAAAATATTATTATTGATAATACAAAAGCTATCCTAGACGAAAGTTCAAACGAACAAATTAAATTTTCAACAACTGGATCTGCAGTTAATGAATTTACAGTTGCTAACGCAGCTACAGGTAATGCGCCAAATTTATCTGCAACTGGAGGTGACACTAACATTGATATAAATATTTCACCAAAAGGTTATGGAAGAGCGACTTTCAATGGCCAAGGTAAAATTCAAGGTGTTGCAGAAAAAGTTACAACAGAAGCTACAGCTGCTACAGGGACAATCAACTACGATGCTCTGACTCAATCAGTATGGAACTTTACATCAGACGCAGCAGCTAACTGGACATTAAATGTTAGAGGAGATGGTTCAACGTCTTTAGATTCTATTATGGATACAGGTGAATCATTAACTATTGCACACATTGTAAAAATGGGTTCAACACCATATTATAATTCAGCATTTCAAATTGATGGATCAAGTGTCACTCCAGAATGGCAAGGTGGATCTGCACCAACTTCTGGTAATGCAAGTTCATTAGATGCTTATTCATACACTATTATTAAAACTGGTTCAGCGACGTTTACAGTATTAGCGTCTCAAACACAGTTTGCGTAATAAATTAGGAGGAGAAAGATTATGCCACTACTAGGAACATTCGGAGCAGCTTCATCAAAAGGGTTTGGTCAAACAGGATCAACAGGGAGTAATTTTATTGTAGCTACTGGTGGAACAGAATCTACTGACGGTGATTACAAAGTTCATACATTTACATCATCAGGATGTTTTGTAGTTTCTTCTGCAGGTCTTCCACCTGCATGTGGTGGAGATGGATCTTACGTTGATTATTTAGTAGTTGCTTCTGGCGGAAATGGTCCAGGAAATTCTGGTGGCGGCGGAGGCGGCACGAGATCTTCTAATAGAACTTATTGTCAAGCATCTGAGTCATCAGGCTCAGGCTCAACAGCCGGAGTACAAGTTTCAGCATCTCCAGGAACTTACCCAGTTGTAGTCGGATCTCCATCAGGAACTAGAGGCGGCCCTTCAAGCTTTGGTGGAATTAGTACGACCGGCGGCGGAGAAGGTGGCGGCGGAAACGGTGGTCACGGAGCATATCCTGGAGGATCGGGCGGTGGCGGAGGCCATAGAGCAGGATCTGGAACAGGAAATGATGGAGGATATTCTCCACCTGAAGGAAGTAATGGTGGTGGACCTATCGGAACTGGAATTCATGGCGCGTATGGTGGTGCTGGAGGCGGAGGCTTAACACAATCAGGTTCAGGAGCTTCTGGTGGACACCTAGGTGTTGGAGGAAACGGCGGAAACGGCGGAACTTTTAATATTAATGGTACAAGTACAATTTTTGGAGCTGGAGGAGCAGGTGCCCCTCAAGTAAATAGTCAACCAGGAACACCTCAAGCAACTGCAGGAGGGCCTAGCCCCTCTACATCAGGAGCAGGAGGAGGAAGTAGTTTATCTGGAGGATCGCAAGCTACAGCAGGCCGAGGTGGTGGCGGAGGAGGTCACAACGCTTCTTATCCTGTACAACCTTCACCTAGTGCAGGTGGATCTGGAACAGTTATTATAAGGTATAAATATCAATAATGATTAAACACTATGCAAAAATGGATCCTGATACAAACACAGTCCTTACATCAGTTGTAGGCGAAGGTGATAATGATTTAGACATTAGAACTAAATTAGAAAAATCAACAGGTTGGTTAAAAGAAAATTGGATTGCTCATCCTGAAAGCGCTCAGGAAGCTGAACTACATATTAGAATAGGATCTACTTACAACAGTGAAACAGGTAAGTTTTTAAGACCAAAACCATATGCAAGTTGGACTTTAAAAGCTGATGGAACAGATTGGGAAGCACCAGTTGCAAACCCTGATAATCTTCCTGAACAACACTGGGATGAAGATAATCAAGAGTGGCGTCCGTATAGTACAGAGTAATTGATTATTTAAATAATCAATATATAAGAAAGAAAAAGGTATGAAATATAATTTAATTAGTAAAGATCTATTTAATTTTAAGTTTCCATTTAAAGCTTCTAAAATGGACAATGATAAACTTTCTGCTTTTATTATAAATACTTATATTAATTTTAAATTTACCTCTGATAATAATTACAACGATATTATAATAAAAACTCCAAACCAACACATAGATTGGATTGAAAATTATATTAGAGAAAAAATAGGACAAATTGATAACTTTATTGCACTAGATGTTATTAATCGTTTAGCACAAGTAAATGGATATTTAGAATCTTCATATAAAAGAAATCACATAAATCATTACGATTATAAACGATCACCTCATTATACATCTATATATGTTGTTAAAGGCACCGGTAGACTTATATTAGAACATCCAACCTACAAACAAGAAAATGACTTTTCTATTTTGGAAATGGAACCAGGAGAAATATTTGTATTCAATAGTGATTTAAATTATTTTACAGATAAAAATTATGACGACAATATTAACAGACAATTATTAATTACTAACTATGAAAAACTATAATGCAGCTACATGAAGCTATACAAAGAGGAGCAGTACATCTAGAAAATAATTTTTTTACTGATGAAATATATAAAGATGTATACTTTAATTTAAAACAAGTTAATTTTAATGCATGTTATCAACCTGCTCAAACATTATATTATAATAGATTAGAAGCTTATCCGTGTCATGAGTATTGGTATAATAGATATGATGAGTTTATTCTTTTAAAACTAAGAAGTCTTTTAGGTTGTGAACTAAAAGATTTTAAATGTTTTGCTAGAAAACTAATTGGTAAAGAATTAAAAAAGAGTCCTCAAGGAAGTCATAAATATGGACTAGTTCATAAAGATGATATGGATTTTGCTTGTGTTTTATCTTTAGATGAATCTGTTAATAACGGAACAGCTTTTTATGAACATCAATTTCATAGAGCTCCTTACATGGAAGTAGGTGCGTACCCCAATAGATTAGTTTTATATTCTGGACACAGATATCATTCTACTTGTTATGATTTTAATTTAGAGGAAAGCACGAAGTTAGTAATGTTTTTTAATAAGGATTGATATGTTATCTAATAAAAATTCATGGTGGGCATTTGAAAGTGTTTTATCTAAAAAATTTTGCAATGAAGTAATAGAGTATGGAAATCAACAAAAACATTTGTCAGGTGCTGTAGGTAAAACAAAAGGCAACGTTGATTTACGGATAAGAAATTCACAAGTCGCGTGGTTAAATGATCCTTGGATATATAAAGAAATAATACCTTTTATTAAATTAGCAAATAAAAATGCACAATGGAATTATAGTTTTAGTGGCCAAGAAAATATGCAATTTACAAAATACTCTGACAATCAATATTATGGATGGCACAAAGATGAATGGGACGAAAAAAATAAATCTAACGATGTTAGAAAATTATCTGTAACGTGTGCATTAAACGAAGGTGATGAATATGAAGGTGGTAATTTAGAATTTCAATATAGAGATTATGAAAATATACAAAATGAAGTTTGTCGTTTTACAAGAAAACAAGGTAGTATTATTGTTTTCCCCTCTTATGTTTATCACCGTGTAACTCCTGTATTAAGTGGAACTAGATATAGTTTAGTTATATGGACGTTAGGAGAACCATGGAAATAATTGTTTTAGGTGGAGGCACAGCAGGTTATGTAAGCGCTCTAATATTAAAAGAAAGATTTAGAGAAACTATAAATATAAAAGTAATTAAATCTAAAGACATAGGAATTATAGGAGTTGGAGAAGGTTCAACTGAACATTGGAGTGATTTTTTAGATTTTATAAATTTAAATTCAGGACGAATGATAAAAGAATGTGGGGCTACTTTTAAGTTGGGTGTTATGTTTGAAAACTGGGGATGTCAAAAATACTTTCATAGTTTAGATCCGGACTTTGAGATAAGAAAAGGACAAGAGGAAATTAGTTATTTAAAATTAATATTAGAAAATAAAAAATTAAATCATGATTTTTTCTACGAAAACATAATGCCTTTTGATTTTGCACCCAATCAATATCATTTTGATACACATAAATTAAATATTTTTCTTGAAAAGCTATCTAAACAACGAGGTATTGAAGTAATAGATGATATTATTACTGAAGTAAAAGTAAATAAAAAAGGTATTGATTTAATAAAAAGTAAAAACAAACAATATAAAGCTGATTTTTTTATAGACTGCACAGGTTTTAAAAGAGTTTTAATGAATAAGTTAGGAGCTAAATGGGTGTCCTACAAAAAATATTTAAAAGTAAATTCAGCTATAACTTTTCAAACACCTGATGAAGATAACTATAACATATGGACATTAGCTAAAGCTTTAAATCATGGGTGGAGATTTAAAATACCAGTGCAGGGAAGACATGGTAACGGTTATATATTTTCCGATGAGTCTATTACAGCTGACGAGGCTAAAACAGAAATAGAAAAAGATTTAGGTTATAAAGTAACAATAGGAAAACACATAAAGTTTGATCCAGGCAGATTAGATAAAGCCTGGATTAAAAACTGTGTGGCCATTGGTTTAGCTGGTAATTTTATTGAACCTCTTGAAGCTACGTCTATAGGCACTACGATACAACAAACTTTTTTATTAATGCACGATTTGCAAAGTAATTCTGAAAGTATAAGAAAAGAATATAACGATAGAGTCGAAGGGATTATGAATAATATAAGAGATTTTGTATTTTTACATTACCTACCACACGATAAAAATAATAAATTTTGGAAAAGCTACACTGTAGATAATGCTCCACCTAGTCTAAAAAGATTATTGTCCATAGCAAAAAGAAGATTACTTATTGATCAAGATGTTGAAGGAGGCGATTATAAACTTTTTTGGGCTAAAAATTTTATTCAAGTATTGTACGGCATAGGTTTTTACAAAGATAACACAGACATAAAACAACAGTATAAATTTGTTCCAGACACTTTTAAACACATGATGGATCATTATTTTGACTCTGGTTTAAAATCAAAATATAAGGATGTTTCGTTATTAAAACACAAAGATGTAATTAATGAAAAAGCTAAATTATAAAAAAGATAAAATTAAAGTTATAAAAAATTCTTTAGATAAAGATTTAATTGATTTTTTATATAATTATTTATTGATGAAAGAAGAAGTTTTATTAAGACTTTTAAATGAAAAATATATATCACCTTTTGAAACAGGGTTTGGAATTATTGGGGATCCTCAAGTACCTGATAGTGGTCTGTGTTTATATGGAGATCCTGTAGGAGATACTATTTTATTAAGATTACAACAGGTTATTGAAAAACAAACTAAATTAAAATTAATTCCTACGTATTCTTATTCTAGAAATTACAGAAAAGGTAATGAGTTAAGACGTCATACAGACAGACCAAGTTGCGCTGTTTCTGCTACTCTTAATGTAGGAGGAGATCCTTGGCCTATATTTATAGAACCGTCAGGTAAAAAAGATAAAAAAGGTAAAGAAATAATTTTAAAACCTGGCGACCTTTTGATGTATCAAGGATGTACGCTAGAACATTGGAGAGAACCTTTCAAAGGTGAGAAATGTGTGCAATTGTTTTTACACTACACGCAAGATAAAAATACAAATTTATTATACGACACAAGACCTTATTTAGGTCTTCCTAGTTTTTTTAAAAATGAGCAAGATAATTAGAAATTATTATAAGTTTGACAGACCAATAACGTTTAATATTTTACCTGAAATATTAATTAATTTAAATGTAACAAGTTACTACAAAAGCGATTACAAAGAAGGAAAAATATTAAATGAGGTATTTCAAATAAAACATATACATCAACATCCTATATTTCACGAATTCTGTGATAAAATAAAAAAAGATTTAAAAGTAACTGATCATTGGGATTTAGATATGTTTTTAGCGTTTGCACCAGGTTCAAGTGGTGCAACTCATGTAGATGACTATGAAGTTGCAATACTAAGTGTTCTAGGACAAACTTGTTTTAGAGATGCAGATGGTAATCATGTGCTTAATCCAGGGGATTTAATATCTTATAAAAGAGGAGAAATTCATCAAGGTATTGGACTTGATCCAAGAATAAGTTTATCTTTTGGTTATGGCTTTTAAAGATTATTTAATTGATATAAAAAAACCTGAAACTCCGCATCTAGGATGGGACATACAGGGAATTATAAAGGATAGAACAAATCAACCTTTTAAATTTGATTTGAAACCTATACAAAAAATAAAAGGTGTTTTTGGTAAAAAAGGAGATTTTAAAAAGAAAGCCGATAAAATGGTATTTGAATATAAAGATAAATACATTGTATTAGATGTTGAAGAATTAACTCAGTATGTTAAAAACAAAAAACTTAAAATAGTTGATATGAAAGACCTATTAAAGGAATTAGAATGGACAATAATTATAAACAAATAAAACTTTTTACATCCTCAATCTGGCATAAAAATTATCCAGAGTTATTATATCTTGATAAACATTGTGATGCTTACATTGAAAAAGCAAAAAAAGAAACTGGTAATAAATTTGGAGAAGTCAATCATTCAACAAGTTTGACTATGGACAATAATTTTAAACCACTGACAGACGCTGTAGGAAACAACGCTCTATGGTATTTAGACAATCAAGGTTTTGATATGAATGCATATACCATGATGTTTACTGAGTTGTGGGTTCAAGAGTTTACTGAAAAAGGTGGAGGAGCTCATGAAACTCACGTCCATTATAATCAACACGTATCGGGTTTTTATTTTTTAAAGTGTGGTGAAGGTTCTTCGTTTCCTTTATTTCACGATCCTAGACCCGGTGCCTTAATGACAAAGCTAAAAGAAAAAGACAAAAATCAAATGACAGATGCCATATCTACTATACAATATAAACCAGAACCAGGAGACATGGTTATATTTAATGGATATTTACCTCATAGTTTTGTAGTTGATTCAGGTAAAATTCCTTTTAGATTTATCCACTTTAATCTTCAAGCTTTTCCAAAACAACTTATTAATGGATAGATTATTTGGTTTTCCTATCGTAAAGTATAAAGTCAACCCTGGCGACTATAATAAAAAAGAGGTTATTGATACTATTCTTAGTAACTATCAATTAGACAAAGAAAGAAACGAATGGGATCCAAATAGTCATCTTCATCACAGTGTAGATGATGAACATAACACTTCTTTTGTAACACCTAATTACAAGCTTTTAGAAAAAATATATTTAAACATGTCTAAGCAATACGTTTCTTCTTTGGGTATTCAAGGAGATATAACTATTAAAATTATAAACTACTCTGTAATAGAAAAGAATAATTACATGGACCCACACGTTCATGCCCATGCTGATTTTGTAGGCGCACACTATATATTCTTTGATTCAGAAAAACATTTGCCAACTTTGTTTATTAATCCTTCAGAAGGGAACGCAACGTTTGCTAGAGTGCTTAAACCTAAATTATATAAACAAATGTTAAATCAAAAAAACTCTTTAAATTCTTGGATTTTACCTGCCTATAATTATACTGCAGAAGAGGATGACGTTTTAATATGGCCATCCATACTTAAACATGGTATACACAAACAGATAAAAGATAGCGTTAAAAAACGTATATCCGTGGCTTGGAACATATATGTGGCCTAATTAGTTTAGGTTGCAACCTCCATATAAACCTATATAATACAGCAGTTATGCTACAGAAACTCAACTTTAAACCTGGTTTTAATAAACAAGCAACAGACTCTGGAGCCGAAGGTCAATGGGTCGATGGAGACTTTGTTAGATTTAGATATGGATTACCTGAAAAAATAGGTGGTTGGAAACAACTTACAGAAGCTCAAGAAACATTACCTGGAGCTGCTCGTGCTCAACATGCTTTTACCAGTTTTGGTGGTGAAAAATACGTGGCTATTGGAACATCGCAAGGGTTATTCTTATATTACGAAGGAGCTTTTTACGACATTAGTCCTTTAGCAACAGCTATCACTGGCGCTACTTTTGATACTTTTTCAAGTCAAAATAACGTAACCGTAAACAAAACAGGGCATGGTTTAGAGAAAGGAAGATATGTAACCTTTACATCTGTAACTCCACCCACAGGATATGTAGCATCAGATTTTACGACAGGTGCTTTTGAGATTTTAACAGTGCCTAATGCAAATACTTTTACTATTCAAATGAGAGTTAATGCAAGTGGAGCTGCATCTGCTTCTGGATCAGCTAGTATTAATCCTTATGAAGACATAGGACCAACATTTCAAACAGCTGGTTATGGTTGGGGAACTTATCAATGGAACACAGGGACATGGGGAACGGCTAGAACTGTAAGCAACGTGATTCTGGATCCAGGCAACTGGAGCCTTGATAACTTTGGAGAAGTATTAGTTGCAACTATATTTAATGGAAAAACATTTACTTGGGATGCAGGCGCATCAGGACCTAGAGGAATCCGAGCTTCTCAAACCACAACTAATTTTAACACAACAAACAATCCTACAGCCACACGAGTATCTCTTGTGTCTGATAGAGATAGACACTTATTTCATTTTGGAACCGAAACTACTATTGGAGATTCAACCACACAAGATCCAATGTTTGTAAGATTTTCTAATCAAGAAGATTTAAATACGTATGCGCCTTCTGCTACCAATACCGCGGGCACATTTAGACTAGATACAGGAAACAAGATTGTAGCTGCTATACAAGGTAAAGATTATGTGTTCTGCATAACAGATCAAGCAGCTTATGTAATTCAATTCGTAGGTCCACCTTTTATTTTTTCTGTAAGACAGGTTGGTACAAACTGTGGATGTATAGGACCTAAAGCTATATCTTATGCAAACGGTGCTGTTTGGTGGATGTCAGCTGAAGGAGGATTCTTTACATTTGATGGTACAGTTAAATCTTTACCATGCTTGGTAGAGGATTTTGTATTTAGTACAGATGGAGATAATTTAGGTGTTAACTATGATGCAAGTGATATAATTTATTCTTCACCAAATGCTTTATTTACAGAAATTAATTGGTTCTATCCTAAATCAGGTTCAACGCAGATTGATAGATGTGTAACTTATAATTATTCAGAAAATGTATTTACAACATCATCACTAGACAGATCTAGTTATCAAGATCAAGGGGTATATAATTTACCTTATGCAACTGACTATGATTCAACAGCTACTCCAGTTTTTTCTGATATATCGGGTATAACTAATTTGTATGGAGCTTCTATTTATTACGCTCATGAATTAGGAGACGATCAGGTTAATAGTTCAGGGACTACATCAATCGATGCGTTTATTAAATCAGGAGACTGGGATATTACATCTAGAAGAAGTCCACTAGGGCAAATGACAGGTTTGGCTGACTATAGAGGTGATGGAGAGTTTTTTATGTCAGTCAAGAGATTTATACCTGACTTTAAATATTTACGTGGTAATTCTACAGTTACGTTATTTTTAAATGACTACCCAGATAACACTGCTGTAAGTTCACCATTAGGTCCCTTTACAATAACAGCAACCACTGATAAGATAGATACGCGAGCTAGAGGTCGATTAGTAGCTATTCAGATAGCCAATACATCTACAGGTGAGTCTTGGAGATATGGAACCTTTAGACTTGACGCACAACCGGATGGAAGAAGATAATGATAGAGAAAAGAATTAATTATAGATTTGGAGGTGGTTATCAAGGAGGTGCTACTAATCAAGGTGGCGCTGGAAAAGATAGCGGAGTTTCTACTGGAGGTGCTCGTGGTCAAGCCATGGGTACGGGTGGTAAACAGAAAGGTGGCACATTTTCTGAGACAGGTGGTAAAACAACAGGTGGATCAGGTGGTCCTGACAGAAGTGCTGTAAGTCAATTTTCTCAATACGGAAAAAACGTTATGGCTCAAAACCTTAATCCAAATTTAAGGTTTGATCCTAAAACTGGAACTATGAAAAATAGATTTTCGCCATCTATGATATTTGGTGGACTTCTATCTTTATTAACTGGTATACCAGGTGTAGGTCTAGCTTTGGGAGGATTAAAACAAGGTTTAGGTTTTATAGGAGACAAGCTTCAAGACCTTAGAGGTTATAACCCTGATGGATCTCCTAGAAGTCAAGCAGAGTATGAACTTGCTATGCAACAAAAATCATTACAAAATAGATTAGATAATTTATATAGTAGAAAAAGTAAAGGGTTAAACTTTAGTCAAAAAAATATTGATATGTTGGAAGCAATGGGGCTTCAACCAAGCACAGCACAAAACGTTTTAACAGGTAGAGATTTAAAAGGATTTACGCCAAGTAGAATGGGAATAGTTTCCCCTGAAGTTATTGAAAGATTTGCTAATCCTATTGGACCAAGAGCAGCTAATGTACCTAGTACAAATGTTGATTTATCTTTACCTGGAGACGATGTAATGGCTGGACTAACAGAAAAACAAAAACAATTATTAGATCAAAGAAAAGGAATGTTAGGGGCTTTAGGTGATCAAGGTATATTAGATACTATTAAATCAGAGGATGATCCAAACGACCCTGCAACATTAGAAGATGTTAGAAGTTATTACGGATTAGCATAATGGCAAAAGTTACAAACTATATACCTGAACCAAAACCTGAGTACGATGTAGAAAATCAAAGACAGATACTAGAGTCTTTGAATACTTTACAACAACAGCTTAATTTTTCTTTTCAACAAGATTTAAAAAACGAACAAGATGCATTTAACTATTTCTTATCATGAGTATATTTTATAAAAATCAAGGTTTTAAACAGGGTGATACAAGCAAGACTACAGTGCTTACTTGCCCTACTGATGGTACAATTATAGTCAAAAGTATATACTGTGCAAACAATGATGCATCATCATCCATTTTAGTAAATATGAATTTTGTTGATTCATCTGATTCAAACACTGAATATGAATTTTTTAGAGATGACGTACCAGGTAAGTCGCAAGTAAATGCTTCACCTCAAGGCTTGAATTTAGAAGCAGGAGATGCTATAACTGTGCAAGCAGCTAC